AACTAATGTAACAATCAGTAAGTTCAATACCAGGATTTACTTGTTGCCAAAGTTCATCTATAGGAGTATTGTCATCATCATTTGTTTTCAGAGCGTGCTCATAGTATTTTTTTATATCTTTTTCAGATATTGTATCGTCTGAAAAATGTATAATTTCGTGATAGTCACCGCCTTTTAAAGCATCAGCATTTATACTATATACTTTGCCAGTCTTTGTATTTGTAATTTCAAACCTATTAGGATCCTCTGGATTACCTATCGATTTAATATCAAATTTTTTTTCGTCTGAAGCAGTATTTACTACTGTTTTTAGTTCTGAAAATGATTCAGGATTATTCATATCAATTACTTTTGTCATATTAGTTATCGTATAATGCTACTAGCGTTCTATACTTACTTTGTGCCTTTGCTAGTGCTTCTACTTTCTTTTCAACTGTTTCGATATAGTCAATGTGTTCAGCAACACCTTGTGGGTGGTCGAAGAATGTTTTTAATTCTGCTTTACCCATTTCGATATCTGCTTCAACTTTTTTTATTAGTGCGTCTTTAATCATATATTTCTCCTAAGTTCTCCGAAGAGTCTGCTTACGCAGACTCTTCCGTTGCTGGTGCTTCTTCAGCAGGTGCTTCACCATTAGTTGCAGGTGTTTCATCTGTGATTTCAGCGTCTGCATTAACATTATCTGTTAAGTGCTTAGCGTAGTGATTCAATACAATCTTTGCTTCATTAATTTGAAGATTCAATTCATTGATTCTATTTTGAGCAGTCTGTGCTCTAACGATAGCAATTTTAGAAGCGTCATCTAATTTTGTTTCGTCATATTGTTTTTCATTTATAGTTACAGTCATTTTACTGTTCCCTTTCTTTGTTATTAATTTATAATTTTACTACATCACTAGCGGACATTTTGCCTCGCTGTTCAGTAAGCTCATAAGTGATTATATCACCTTCGTCAATACTAGATATATTTGATGCCTGTAATGCTGAAATATGCAAAAATGCATCCTTAGTTCCATCATCAGGTTCAATAAACCCATAACCTTTTTTAGTATCAAACCATTTTACTTTGCCTTGTGCCATTGTGCCTCCTTTCTAAATTTTAAAGTCTGAAAACTTGCCTTGTTTTTCAAACTTACTTGTTATAGTAGATGATCTATCTTGACCACTATCTACTAAATCTTGTTGAGCGACCTGTTCAACATCATACAGCCGCATTTTAGAACGATCAACACCAATGATAAACTTGCGATTTAAAGTTGGGTCGTTATATCTATTCTTCAATTGTTTAACCATTATCTGATTCTTTTCTTCTAGTTCCTCAGATGATATTAATGCAAACATAAAGTCTGCTGTTGCAGGTAATCCAAAACTTTCAGATGTATCTTCTAATCCTACATCACTACTTACAAAACCACCACGAGTTGTCTGTGTGGCAGAGAAGATAGGAATATCATTCTCTACTGCAAGACCTCTAAGTTCTTCAGCGATTGATTTTATATATGTGTATGAGTTAACATTTGATCCTGCTTTAAATCTAGAACTCGAGCATATATTTAAGTAATCAATAAAAACTATATCTGGTTTAAATGACTTCTTTAATGCCAGTTCATTTATCAAAGATTTGAAATGACCTGTATGAGCAGAAGCAGTTGGATATTCTTTAATAATTAGTTTACCTGTAGTCTTACTTTGTAGTTTATTTATCTTAGTTTCATACATCTGGTATGGTAATTCTTCTAAATCACTCATACCTACATTTAATAGATTAGCGTCTATTCTTTCTGCAATTCTTTCTTCTGCCATTTCCATAGTGATGTATAAAACACTCTTACCTTGTAATAAGATTGAAGAAGCAAGGTGTGTCATAAACATTGTTTTACCAACACCAGTACCTGCAAGACAAATATTTAAAGTCTTTGATGGGATACCACCTCTTGTTATCTTATTAAAATAGTCTAAGTCTAATTCAAGTCTTTCTTCTTTAGTCCTATAGAAATCATATCTTTCTTTTGAATCTTCTAAATAATCATGCCCTACTTTTTGATCGAATGAAACAGCTAAAGCATTAGATAACATTTCTGGTAGATACTCTGGAGTATGTTCTTTGTCTTTGCCATCAATGATTTGAATGCCACCAAGTATCGCATTATGAATAGCACGATCTTTACAAAACTTTTCTGTAGTATCAACTAACCAGTTCAGATCAACTTTAACTGGATCAAGTGTAGATATAATATCTGTAATCTTTTTATATTCATCATCATTAACACTTTTATTAGAGTTAATTTCTATTGATAAAGATTCTTTTGTAGGAAGATTGTTGTACTTTAATACAAACTTTTCAATCTCTCTAAACAAAATCTGTTCATGTCTATCTGAAAAATATTCTTCTTTAAGAAAAGGTAAAACCTTTCTTGTATATTCTTCATTATGAATTAGATGTTTAATCGCTGTAGTTTCAATTCTTTCCATATTTATTCTATTGGTTCCAGTTCTAGTTGCATTTTTTCAGATTCAGAATGTTTATCTTGTTTCATTTGCTCTTCTAATAATACAACTAATATATCACCAAGATGATCTATAAAGTCTTGACTATCGGTGTCTGCCATAATACTATTTTCAATAACAGTATAATCAAACTGCATAGGCAAAGCACCTTCGGGTGTCTTTTTAGATTCATCAGCAAATCCTACATTACCATACTTGTAAACTATACCTGCATACGGTCCACTAATGAGTTTAAGTGCTGTAAAGTCCTCTCCAGGCTTCTCTACAAACACATAATCTTCTCGGTGTTTAGGATTCGTTGTCTTGTGTATCTGTGTCGGGGCTTGTTTCAACTACATCTCCATATTTAAATTCTTTTCCACATACATCATCTAACTGTTGCAATATCTCTGGTGTGAAATACTTTGTCGGATCATTGTTAATAGTCTTACCAAAAGTCTTAGTGCCATCTGGTAGTTCGATTCGTGTAGAAACTTGTTTAAATATATTGTACTTCAATGCTAAATCTAACAGACCATAGTATCTATCTAAACCTTTATCATAGGTTAATCGAACATCTACAACTTTATTCTCTTTTGTGAGTCGTGATTTGTAATTCTTACAATGAATAATATTACCAATAATCTCTGTGCCATCTTTTTCTTTTCTTTTAGAAAGGTAGACAATGGAACTAGCTGCATATTTGAGACCAGAACCACCGCCCATTTCTTTTTGAGGAAACATACTACCTATAACATCATAGGTATGGTTAGTGATAATAAGAGGAACTTTTGCTTTTCCTAGTTTTAATGTGAGTACTCTAAAGACTGCTTTTACAATCTGAGCTCTCGTCATATCTTTAGTTTCTTTTCCTGCCTGTGTATCTTCAATCTCTTTAGTAGTTGATAACATACCTAGAGAATCTAATACGAGCAATAATGGTTTTCTTTCAGACTTATCTTGAGCAATATATTTTTCTAATACAGTTAATGCTTGATGTCTGAATTCTTGTACGGTAGTAACTGGCATAACAACCATACGACTACTATCTATATCTCTTTCTTCAATAATTTCTTTTGAGATTGCTGATTCTGATTCAAAAAATATAACACCACCATCTGGATTTTGATCTAGAAAATGTTTACACATTCCTAAAACAAAGAAAGTTTTACCTGTTGCACTTTCACCTGCGATAGCAGTTATCTTATTAGAAGGTAGACCTTTGTGTATGCTACCACCTAGTAATGCGTTAAATATATAAGAACCTGTATCAATAAAATCTGTTACATCACCTGACGCACCATCTGATACTAGACTTGCATATTCATTACCTGTTTCTTTTATTATATCTTTCAAAAAATCACTCATTATTTTACCTCAACTTTATATTCATATTCGTAGTCTTTACGATTGTTAGTATTATTTATAATCTGTTCTTCTCGTTCTTTCCCACCAGGAAGGCCATCAGCATATATCTGATCTACATTCCACTCTGCATTTGGGTCATCTTTTCTTCTACTTTTTACTAAAATCATATTCTCATTATACATCATTTCATGACCATTGTCAAGCAAAAAATTCATCTAAAGTTGCTTTTCTAGAATATCTAAACAGGTCTAAATCTTTATCACCAAAGCACCAGATATTCTCAATAAACATTTTATTCATATTCTCATCTAGCTTTTCTTTACTAAAGTTACCATCTTCATCTTTGAATACTGCCTTGCCTTGTGGGCGTTGCATAATTCTCATACCGATTTGACCTAAGAATTTATCTTTAAGTTTATTTACTAGTTCATCACTAGAGCGATAACGAGTACCTTTGATTTTAGGATCCATAATATTACAGAACATAAATCTAGATACTTTCATACTCTTTTCTGCAACTGGTAAATAGAAATCATCACGCCATTTCTCATACTCATTAAACTTAAACCAAGATTGATTTTCTTCTAACTCACCACCTTTATTATATTCTTCGGTAGAGAAATAAGGTGGACTTGTAAATGCAACATCTATTGGTGGTAACTTATCATATGGTATATCTTCTGCACCACAATTCCATATCTGTACTTTCTTAGGTTTAGGTAATAGCTTATTGTAAGTAGAAATCTGTTCTTGATATCTCTGATATGTATTTGGATTAGGATCACAACCATAGTATTCCTCAGCATCACTGGCAAAGAAACCTGCAAGTCTATCACCCCAACCACAACTTGTATCAAGCACTCTTTTGGCATCTGTAATATCATAGATTGCTTTTGCAACCACTGGTTTAAATTGTGTTGCAATATATGTACCTAATCTAAATGCTGAAATATAACTCTTTTCACTCAACTGACCACCGATCAATTCTTCTTTACCTTCGATCATAACTTTTTGAACACCATTAATGCCACGCCACATAGGACCAAAACACTTCCAGATATCTTTTGCTGTGCCATTCTCCCATACTTCTTTTGGTGCTCTAAATCCATAACTACCACATTCTAATCTCAAGTCTTGATGAAAATAATTTGACACATCATTAAATGTACTGGCACCATTGATAAGTCCTAGACCATATTGTGAATATGGATATTCATAATCATCATATTTTTCATAGACTTCTTTTTCAATTTGCTCTTGAGGAATACAGATTGTAGCAGTATTAAACTTCTTTAATTTACCGAAACTATCTCGCATATTATCATACGATATTTCTTTCAAAGGAAACACAGGTCTTTCAGTTGCTATGTATTCAGCGAGGGTTTCCCTAAAGATTTCTTTACCGTACTCGGCGTTCAGTCTTTCAAACGACTTGTTGTCTAAGATAGGTAGTTTACCGTCATTAGCGGCGTCTAGAAGGCGTTTATATAGTGTTTTATCGACCATTTGTCATTCTCCCACAGTTTATACAGAATACTCCTACTTTTATTTGTCGGCACTTACAATGTTTACAGATTACGAATCTCACCCAAAGAACTCCTCTAGACTTGCTTTCTTTTCAAAGTTCCAGTTGATTGCTTTTAGAATAAACTTTAACGGTTCAAGAAACGATTTATTAAACTGCTCATCATAATCAATGTATTTGTGTAAATCAAATTCAGGTGGCAATACAGTCATAAAAGATATCACATTTTCGTGTAGTGAATTAGGTTCTTTCAATGTGATAAACTTAATCTTATCGCCTTCATTAACTTTCTCATACTTCACTAGCTTTCTTTTCTTCAATTGATGATTGTATAATAAAGCACCTCTAACATGAATCGGACAAGACTTTTGATATATGTCTGTATTTGAAGTGTACTTTTTAAGATTATTACAAGAACGAGGATAAGCAATTTCTTCTGGTCGTAACTTTTTGAAGTGAACTCTAAAGTCATCAATGAACTGAATCAATGCTGTTTCATCTTTAGTCATAATCACTTTCAATGCCTCTTTAATCTTAACACGACAAGGTGCAGGAGTTGAACTCTTAACAGCTTCGATACCCATAATCTTTAACTTAGGATCTTTTAAATCAACACCTTCTTCGTTAAACACATTGAGAATATATCTTTTCTTAGCAGTCCATATACCTTTGTTTGCAATCACTTCTCGTTTCATAATCATCTTTTGCTCATATGCATTAACATATTTAGCAAGTCTTTCAAAACTAGAATCAATAAATGACTGTAGTTTTTCTTCACAGAATTTATCTAAAACTTTAACAATTTTTCTAGTGTCAGATTTATCTTTAAATATTTTATTTACAACTTCACCTAATCGAATATATATTGAGTCAGTATCAGACGCAACAACATAGGATACATTTTTTGTTTTCAGTAAGTTGTTAAGAAACTTATTAACATCATTTTCAATCCATCGAATTGTCAACTGACCTGCCATTGTAATACCTTCTGCATGGCGAACATCAAAGTATCTGAAATACTGATTGCCGATAGCACCGTAAGCACTATTCAAT